GGCGGGCACCTTGTTCATCAAGATAAACAGTGCGACCATCAGCAGTGCGAACGATGATGTCCTGAATCATTTCCTCAGGATCATTAGTAGTGTCCATATAGGCGCCAACAATCAGAACTTCGTTGCCATGTGCATCATAGCTATAACCTTGAACCATATCACCGACTTGAAACATTTGATATCTCCGTTTTCTCAGCTTATAATTTACTATAGCAAAATGGGTAACCAATGTCAACCGTTTTCTTCCAAAAAATGAATATTAGGCGGCAGCGGATTCTTCATGAGTGTAGTCGCGGAAAGTGACTACAAACTTCATCGTTTCAAGATAAGTATCAGCAAGCCGGGCAATAGAGTAGTTGCAAGGAGACTTTTCGTTAGGATATTCAACGTAAATCCAATCAATTAGTTTGCCCGCTGCGTTGGGAGCCCGCATAATCTTAACTACTTCACCACTGATAGTACCAGCAGCAGACTCATAACGAACACGATCACCAATAAGAACAGTTTTAGGGGTAGCCATAAGTAGAACCTTTCGTTGCTCTTTATTTATGACTGATAATATCAGTTTTTGATAATCATGTCAACTAAAAAGATCAACTTTTTCCCAAGGGAGATACGATTTTCCAAAGTGACCATAGTTAGTAGTAGAACTATAGATTGGTCTAAACAGGTCAAATCTTTCAATAATACCCTTAGGAGTTAAATCTACATTCTCTAGAATATACTTTTCTAAGTCTTTGCTTTCACCATCACTGTCAACGTAGAAGCTAGTTGGTTCTTCAACCCCGATTGCATAGCTAAGCTGAATCTGTGCCCAAGTTGCTTTGCCGCTTGCTACAATATTATTAGCAATATAACGAGCCATGTAAGCAGCACTGCGGTCAACCTTTGTCGGATCCTTGCCGCTGAATGCGCCGCCGCCGTGTGGTGCTGCGCCGCCATATGTATCAACGATAATCTTACGCCCAGTAAGTCCAGTGTCACCGTCTGGTCCTCCGATCACGAACCTACCTGTAGGGTTAATCAAGAACTTAGTTTCTTTGTCAATCAAATCTGTTGGTACAACAGCACGAATAATCTGTTCAATACCATTACGAACTTCGCTGATATCAACGTCAGGGTGATGCTGTGATGAGCAAACAATCTTATCAATTCTGTTGATTGTACCATCGTCATTATATTCAACGGTTACTTGACTCTTGCTATCAGGTCCCATCCAAATTTGACCGTCATTCTTTCTCAAATGAGTTAGAGTCTCTACAATCTTATGACTATAATAGATTGCTGCTGGCATATTGTTTTCTGTTTCATTGACTGCATAACCAAACATCAATCCTTGATCTCCTGCACCGAAATTATCAGTACCTAAGGCAATATCCGGACTTTGTCCGTGCATCAAATTGATTATGTCAGCGGTTTGCCAATGAAATCCTTCTTGTTCGTACCCAACATTTTTAATCACTTTACGAATTATGTAGTCTAAATCTAGCGGATCAATTTCGCCTTTAAACTCGCCAGCAACAATTACTTTATTAGTTGTTACTAACGTTTCACACGCACATCGTAATGCTGGATCCAAATTACTCATAACCATATCTAATACACCATCACTGATGGCGTCGGCTATTTTATCTGGGTGACCTTCGGATACTGATTCACTGGTAAACAGGTATGACATATTATTTCCTTTATTAAGAATTATAGAATATTTTGCAGGGATTTGCAATGTGTTTTGGGTTAATTAATCCAACAATCGCAGTTACATTCAATTACACGCTCAATAGCTTCGTTTACTGAATATACTGCCGGGTATAGAGTACTCCCGGTATAGTCTGAATCTACTTCAAAAGGAATATCTGTAGCTAATTGCTCCGGAGTAGAAATGATAATTCTGTCCGGTCTAACAATTGGATTTAGTGAAGAAGGAACTGTGGGTCCTACCACCGCAACCGAAACTCCATTTAAAATAGGAGTTATGTCTCCCGGTGACGTTGTTCTTGTGGTTAAAAATTCCCCAATCAAGGTTGAGTCAGAGGGGAAATACGTGCCATTGGGTCTAGGAGTAATAACACGATTGCCAAGCTTATTTGTAGGCCAACTTGCGGTAGTAAAGCCGGTTACACCTACAAGAACATTTCCGTATGTTCCCGGATCCTCTTTGACTATATCAATAATAGGACTTGTAATTGGGTTATTGATAGCCGCTGGAATAGTTCCATTAGTAGTAAGTGTTTTCTCATCCATGAGAGACATAGTATCTGCAATATGATTATCTAACGGAATTCCAGCAGAAATCAATCTAATTTGATTTCGTTCTTGTCTCATTTGAACTACCGCGCTTTGTCCGCCCAAAGTGTCTAAATTACAAATTGCTTCTAGTGTTTGTGCAGACATATGCGGTTTAGTATCTTGTGCGATAGTAGGAATAGAGTCAACAAACGAATTGATAGTCGATGGATATGGATAGGCAAATAAATCTTTAGGTACTGCTACCGGTGGCAATGCAGTGTACCTAGCTCGTTGTTCAATAACCAATTGACCACCTAATATATTCCAATACGTGTTCAATAACTGAGTTACTTCTAAATTATTCTGAGAAATTAATGAAATTTCTGCATTAGCTAAGTCAATATAATTCTGTACTACTGCATTCATTGGACTTGGCCAGCCGGTTGTACCGGCTGCGGCGTTTGTTCCGCCACCGTTTGATGTAGGCGGGGCCTCTATTGTTACGGTCGGCAGAGTAGTCGTGTCAGTTCCTGAGCTGGTTAGCTCTACTGAGGTCACTCTACCAAACAACCCGCCGCCATTTGATCCAACAAGAGAATCATCAGTTTCTATAGTAGCAGTAGCAGTTGCTCCACTGCCACCATTAATGGAAATGGTAGGGGCTGCTGCGCCACCTCTACCATATCCTCCACCAAGATCAGTAAGCGTAACACCTGTAACATTATAATATGTAGTGAATACAGTTGGAGGAGATTCAACTACATAAGAGGTATACTGCACACTAACAGTAGCCGGTTTCCATGACACTGCTAAAAATAAGTCACGATATATCGATTTTAATGTATCAGTTTCTGCCTCTAGCATTCTATTATATAGGTTTTCCCATGGATAAGGAAGACCGGACATAGAACCAAAGAAATCTGACATAGTATAAGTGCCATATGGTCCCGAACCTAATGCTTCTTTTAGTTGTAAGCTGTCGATTGCCTCTTGACTAGTCGGCTTACTTGTTCCACTGACAAGGGGAAAATCAATAGTGCTTTCTAAGGACTTGACTGCTCTAGCGAACTGTTGAATGTCTGCTCTATCAATGTTTCTGATTTGGCGCATAGCAAATGAGAACGCGCCGGCAGCAACTGCTTGTTCTAATGGTATTACGCCACGTAGATACGAACCAAATCCTTTGATTAACGCTACTGTATTATCTACTGATTGAATACTAGAAACTGCTGAGGGAACATTATTAGGTGTCTGCGCTCCTACATAAGTATCCATATCAGGACTAGTTAATGCTGGATTTAATCCTCCGAAGATATACAAAGGATAATATGTTTTACTATTAGTGGGGAGTCCTAATTCACCGTTGTACTTAGGAACAGTTAATGATTGATAGCTGTTAGGGAATAGTTTTTTTACATCAAGTAAATCTGCTAAGCTTTCTAAGCCCTCTATTTGACATTGTAGAGGTGCTATTATATCGCTAAGGTTTTCACCAACCATAATTAAGAAGGCGCTGTAAATTTGTCGTTCTTGTGTTTTTGTGGGGGACTGTAGTTTTCCAGATACTAGTTGCTGCAATTCAGTATTTTCTAACCCTGCTGACAACAATGCTAATACTAAATCTGGTATTACTGCGTTGTTTTCTCCTAATATTTTTAATAGAGACGAGGGTAATCCAAAAGAAGAAATATCACTTAGATTAAGAATTTTTCCTAAATTTTCTAAATCCTGACCAAATTCTTTATTTGCTAAATTTACACCAAATACATCAGCACTGATCAAATCGTCCATGTTACTGAATGTGCCGTCCAAAAACGTTTTTGCATTTTGGTTAGACATAACAGTTTGGCTAACACTTTCTACAAACGACAATGCAGACAGAAAGGATGCCAAAAACTCCGGATATTCCGGATTAGCTGCTGATACTTCTCCTCCATTCCAATTGAATTCATTCCATGCTTGTAATGCATGTAGTCTAATATATCCCCATTGAGTGACGGCTGCATTCGGGTTGGAACTATCATATGGCAACCAGGTTGCTTCCTGACCCTGATTAGTAGCACTCGTAATGCTATATCCAGAAGTTGCAGGTCCGGGCAATGCACCGGAGACACCCTGCTGAATTCCGTACTTCTCTGAAATAGATGGGGTCACTGAATCTGCAGGTCGTGCCCATATACCAGCTGGATCAATCGCAACATATGAGGCTGGTTTTGAGTTACCTAACGCAGGAATTGATGCTGACCCTATTGCAATAAGATTATTATAAACACCAGATGTCACTAGAGTTCTTAGATATGCATCATTGATTGCCCAAGTGAGCATTCTTAAACATGTTCCGCTAACTAATGTGCCAAAAGTGTAATCGGTATTTGTTTTACTAGCACCCATATAAGATGCTGCTATAGGATTGATTGTTAAACCCTGATTTTGTAGATAAGAACCAACTACGTTAATTCCAAGCGGACTTTGTGTTCCAGTATCAGCCATATTATTTTTAACTCACAAATACAGTAGGGCTACCCTGTATTATCGGGTGACCGCATGTGGTGCTTGACCCAACTCTTAATACCGGAACACCTTCAGCAAATACAGTTGGGCTTCCAGTAAGGGTTACCGATGCTTTATGTGGACCACCGGCAGGGTGAGGAGTTATTTTACTTACGTGCAGTCCAACCGGACGATTATTAGCGAAGACAGTCTTTGATCCTCTAATAATCTTACCGCCGCCTGAGTTAATATCGCCTATTCTACTTAGTGGTTTTCCCATATATCATCCTAAAATTAACTTCTTGTCCGGGACCACTAAACCAGTAGTAGCCTCAATATACTTTACCTTAACACTGTCATCAGTCAATGCAAAGATAGTTACGTTATTAATATTTAGTCTTGCAGGATCCTTTGGATCTGCGGTAAACATGCTCTGTATCAATCCCAATCCTTGGGGACCGGGGGCAACTGATACTGGATCCTTTAAGGATAGATAATTATCTTGAATATCAGTAACTTTTCCTACAACTTCTTCACCGCTCGTGAGCTTGAATGTATAGGTTTCTCCAACTTTAATTGTCATATTTTTTTTCTTTCTTATGCTGCTTCTGCTAAAAACTTAGCACGAAGTTCTGTAAATCCACCGACGAGTTCTCCGTCGAGGAAAATCTGAGGTACGGTACGTGCATTAGGAACTGCTTCAAGCAAGTCTTCCTTAGTGTACCCTTCACCAATCTTCTTTTCTTCAAATTCAATACCCTTCTGTTCTAGAAGTGTCTTTGCCTGCACACAATAGGGGCAGTGATCCTTTGACCATACGATTGCTTTCATTATTTTTCTCCTTATAAATTCGGTAGTTCATCATAATCTAGTGAATCGCTCATCACTCCGATTACATATGAGGTTGATTCTGATTCTTGAAGTGCAGTTTGCTTCTTACTGGTATCCATATGCTTGTTGAACCAAGGAATAGGAGTAGTCTTTGGCGCTGGATTCCAATACTTAATACCAATCTGCTTAAGAGCGTCTACGGAGTTGTAGTCAACGAAATCCATCATAATCTTTTCGTTGAGACCGATTACTGGACCCTTCTTAAAGAGATATGCAGCCCACTCTTTTTCTTCACGAATTACATCTTCGTAAATCTTACGAACTTCATGTTCACAGTCAATCTTTGCCTTAGCAAAACGAGGGTCTTCTTTGATAACCTGATTAATCATCCAAGCAGTCCACTCTTTGTGCAAGAGTTCGTCTTGTAGAATCAAACTGATGATATTGCCATTACCCATGAACATCTTATTTTCGACCATTGCGAGACTTGTAGCGAACGATACCATAAAGCGGAAAGCTTCAAGAGC